TGGGAACAGAAAGTTATGAATGCACCGGTAAAATATTTTTCAGGTGTACATGCTAATGCATGGGATAAAAAGTTTTTAGGACAGAAAGTAAAGTCATGGAACAGAAGTAGTAAAGGTTATACTTGTACTGAAAGTCCATTGAGTGAGCATTGCAAAAAAGGTATTTGTGTTAAGAAAAAGTTTGGAGTCTTGCGTGGAGCAAAAGGTTCTTATCCTGTATTGACTAACCTAAAGAAGATAGATCTAGATCCAGAACCAGAGTATGAATTTGATGTAACAAAACCAGATGGTATTAGCACAGCTACAGTACACTGTAGAACTGTAGAACATTTAAACGATCAACGTAAAAGAAGAAATGCAATATCAAAAGCTGCAGGATTCTTTCCACCATTAATTAAGGGTGAAGAAGAACAAGTTGTTATGGATGCACTATACACAACACAGAAAGTTGTGTTACCGCCAGTAGGTACATCACCAAAAGAAAAATTACATGATGTTATACATGCAAAAATAAATGGACCAAAGGCTACCAGTGATGCTGCATTTAAAACTGGATCAGTATTAATCGAAGGTGACTATGCATACTTCAAGTTTGAAAAATTTTATGACAAATTAAAAGCAAAAAACTGGAAATACAGTGAAGATAAAACCGGACGTATGATGCAGATCACATACCAGGATTGTGAGATAGAATTTTTAGAGCAGAAAAGATATCCATCAAAAAAAGTCGGAGAGTACAACTCATCAACAAAAAATATAATACAGATTAATATAAAAACTTTTGAGGAAGTACCTATACATCACACTAAAACAAAACATAAGACGGACATACTATGATCAGTAGAAAATTATTCGGGCCTCCGGGAACAGGGAAGACAACTAAACTATTAAAGTATGTTAAAACATTTTTAAAACTAGGTACACCTGTAGATAAAATAGGATACTTTGCGTTTACAAAGAAAGCTGCAAACGAAGCTGTCGATAGAATGTTAGACTATCACACAGCATTTCAGAAAAAAGATTTAAAACATTTTAGAACTCTACACTCCTTGGCATTTACTCAACTAGGCATGAAGAAAGCTCAAGTTATGCAGGATGAACACTACGAAGATATTGGTAGGACTCTTGGTATTGAGGTTACGGTTTACTCTCGTGGTGAAGAGAACACAGGTTTTATAAATTCTGATAGTGAATATTTTAATTTAATAAATGCAGCTAGAATAAAAAATATAACAGCAGAAGAAGAATACAATACCGATATGTATTCACAAGACATGGATAAAAGATTATTACAAATTATTTCTGATGAAGTAGATAACTATAAGCAATCATATGGTCTGATAGATTTTACAGATATGATTGAGAAATTTATTGTGTCCGGATTGTGTCCAAAATATGATGTAGCATTTGTTGATGAAGCACAGGATTTATCGCCGATACAGTGGAAAATGTTCAATATTATCAAGGAAAATAGCAAATATGTTATACTAGCAGGCGATGATGATCAAGCAATTTATGGTTGGGCAGGCGCAGATGTAAAAAAATTTCAGCAGGAAGTTTCAAAGAAAGACATAATTTTGCCACAATCTTACAGAGTTCCACAACTTGTACAAAATCTTGCAGATAATATTTTAAAACAAATACCAGATGATAGGAGGATACAGAAAAGTTGGAGTGCTAGAGAAGAAGAGGGCACTGTAAATTATATTTATAGCACGGAAGATGCACCACTTGATCAGGGAAAGTGGTTAGTGTTAGCAAGATATAATGACAAATTAAATAGACTCAAACCTACGTTGAAAGAACGCGGTATTTATTTTGAATTTCAAGATCGTAAAAGTTATAAGATAACTTTGTTTAAAACAATTTTAAATTATACTCGTTGGACCAAAGGAGATGACTTATCTTTAGCAGAAGTAAAAGATATATTTGAATATACTGGAACAGATACAGAAATTACAGAAGAAAGAATGTATGATCTAACAGAATTTGGATTTAGTAAAGACACACCCTGGTATGATGTGTTTCAATCGGACTATGAAGAATGTTTATACATAAGAGAGATGTTAAGTAATGGAGAGGAATTAAACAAACCTCCTAGAATAAAATTATCTACAATACATTCAGCAAAAGGTGGAGAAGCTGACAATGTATTGTTAATGTTAGATAATACCAAAACAATTCGAGACTCTGTAGAAAAGAGTCCGGACAAACAAGATGAAGAACATAGAGTCTGGTACGTTGGAGTAACACGTACAAAACAAAATCTTTATGTCATGTCAGCAAAAAAGGAGGATCAAGGTTATGACGTCGAAGGACTTATTTAAAGAAGCATTTCCACAGGATAAACAAATTGGAGGATCTCACTACAAGGATTTTTATATTCAACCATACGAATTTATTTCAAAAAATAATTTATCATTTTTCCAGGGCAACGTTGTGAAATATGTTTGTAGATATTTACACAAGAATGGTATAGAAGATTTAGAGAAGATCAAACACTACTGTGAACTAGAAATTAAAAAGATAAAGGATACAAATGCCGGCAAAAGCAAAAATAAATAAAACTATTGTAGTGGATAAAAAATATAAATTTGATTTAGAAATTTATCCAAGATTAGTTAGTTGGGAAATATTTCCGAAAGATCAACATGCTGCTTTGTATGCTTTTAGTAATAAAGATAAATTAAATAAACTAATAGAAGATAAATATATTTATGAAAAAAGAGAAGTTTGACGGAAGATCAAGACCATCTAATGATACGTATCGTAAACGTTTTGATGAAATATTTAAAAAACAAAAAACTCTACATGAAGAATTGATGGAAGGTTTTGAAGAAGAAAAAAAACAAAGGGAAGAGGACGAATGAAAATACCAAAGTTTGAAGCACCAACTGAATGGTTAAAGCCTACAGAATTTCCTGACTTACGTCATGTAGATGAAATAGCAATTGACTTAGAGACAAAAGATCCTGACCTAATTAAAAAAGGATCTGGTTCTGTTATAGGTAATGGTGATGTTATAGGTATTGCAGTTGCTACCAGTCATTACAAAGGTTACTTTCCAATTGCACACGAAGGTGGTGGTAACATGGATAGAACTAAAGTTTTATCTTGGTTAAAAGATGTACTCGAGGCCCCGTCTACAAAAGTTTTTCACAATGCTATTTACGATGTGTGTTGGCTACGGGCACTGGGTTTTAAAATAAATGGTAACATAGCCTGCACAATGATAGCGGCAGCGGTTACCGATGAAAATAGATTTAGATATGATTTAAATAGTTTATCATGGCACTATCTTGGTTATGGTAAGAACGAAGCTGCACTTGCAGAAGCTGCAGCGGAATGGGGAATCAATCCTAAATCAGAAATGTACAAACTACCTTCAATGCATGTTGGTGCATACGCTGAACGTGATGCTGAAGTTACATTAGGACTTTGGCAAGAGATGAAAAAAGAAATTATCAACCAGGACCTAGAAGATATATTTGACCTGGAGTCTGATTTGTTTCCATGTCTTGTTGACATGAGATTTAAAGGTGTACGTGTAGATGTAGAGCGTGCACACAATATGAAAAAAGAATTTAAGAAAGCAGAACAAGAACTGCTACACAAAATAAAAAGAGAAACAAATGTTGATACACAGATATGGGCAGCAAGATCTGTTGCGAATGTATTTGACATGCTGAAGTTAGAATATCCAACAACAGATAAGACAGGTGCACCATCATTTACAAAAAACTTTTTACAGGAACACGAGCACCCTGTTGTAAATATGATTGCACAAGCAAGAGAAATAAATAAAGCACACACAACTTTTCTAGATTCTATTATAAGCTATGAGCACAATGGCAGAATACATGCAGAGATAAATCAGTTAAGAAATGCAGGGGGTGGTACTGTAACTGGTAGATTCTCTTATCAGAATCCTAACCTACAACAGATTCCTGCAAGAAATAAAGATCTTGGACCTAAGATAAGATCGTTATTTATACCCGAGGAGGGCCATACATGGGGTTGTTTTGACTATTCTCAGCAAGAACCAAGGTTGGTAGTGCATTATGCTTCTTTATACAAATTACCGTCGGTATATGACGTTATAGATGCTTATACAAACGACTCTAGCGCAGACTTTCACCAGACTGTAGCAGATATGGCTGATATACCTAGAACACAGGCTAAAACGATCAATTTGGGTCTTTTCTATGGTATGGGTAAAGGTAAATTACAAGCAGAATTAGGAGTAACAAAGGACAAAGCTGCTGACTTATTTAATACATACCATTCACGTGTACCATTTGTAAAACAATTGATGGACAAAGCATCTAACAGAGCACAAGATCGTGGACAAATTCGTACATTGCTAGGCAGACTTTGCAGGTTTCACCTGTGGGAGCCTAACAGTTTCGGTATGCATAAAGCTATGACTCATGAAGATGCGTTGGCGGAACATGGACCGGGGATAAAAAGAGCTTATACATACAAGGCTCTTAATAAATTAATCCAGGGTTCAGCTGCTGACATGACTAAAAAAGCAATGTTAGAATTATACAAAGAAGGAATTATACCACACATACAAGTACATGATGAACTAGATATATCTGTTCAAGATGAAGCACACGCTAAAAAGATCGTTGAAATTATGGAACACGCTGTTACACTAGAAGTCCCTAATAAAGTTGACTATGAGTATGGTGATAACTGGGGTGAAATACATGATTAACTATGGCTTATTTAAATGCAAACATACCAGCGACCTATGCACAAATAAGAAGAGAGTATTTATATGATTGTAAAAAACATCATGGAGAAGTTGAAGACTGCATTATCTTTGGTCTTAGCGCTCTTACAGGTCGTAGTATACTCTTCCATGCTATTATGGAAAACGGTGCAATATTTTATCGC